GGAATTAACAGCCTTTAATAATTCTCCTGTTTCTTCTTGGAGTCTATAAATCAACTCATAGATTCCACATCCATCCCATCCGCCTTTATGATCGTTTTCTTGCAGCTTCAACTCCATTTGTTCAGAAAACCATCGCACTTGCTCTCTTACTTCCATTCCCTCACCCCTCTTTCATTGAGTTACAACCACGCTCCACATATTAGGCATTCATTATGATCCGGTTGCATTATTGCTTCACCGGGAATATAATCCCAAACCTCGTTAATGATTGGATGTTTGCAATGGGGTTTAAATCGTTCAAATCTGCGGTTATGTTCTTCGATTTTGTATTTGCATTTAGCGCAGTAGGTATATTCATCAGCACCAACTATTTCACCAAAGTCCGTATAAACAATTCTTTCAATGTAATAAACATCACCTTTTTTGAAGTTACATCCGCAACTGAAGCATTTCCTCTTTAATTTTCTTGAAGCAACTTTTCGCTTCATTCCCTCACCCTCTCACTTTAGACAACTATTGTACAGGTGGTGTCGGCGAACCGCCTCCTACGGTACTTGGTCCGATACTAATTAGATAAAACAGGCATATATCAAGTTCTAACCTTCGGAATCACTTCTCCGCCCAGCCTTTTGCAATCATGTCCGATCCGGCTAGAACATCTTTTGTAATGAGAACAAAAAGTACGGCAAGCATACTCTCTATCCTCTTTAATCATCCATTGCGGGCGCTGATCGATGATGAAGACGTTTTGCACTCTTAACTCCCCACTTTCTGTTTCTTTGCTTCCTTCCGCAATTTCTTGAGCTTGTCCAGCTCAATCCAACCGCCATACTTTTTGACATATGTGACAAGAGATAGTTTGTGAGGATATTTCTTTTCAAACAGCTTTCTTTTAAGCCGGAATGCTTCTGTTTCGTATCCTTTCACGTCCACGACTTCAATAGAACCGTCCAGGTGGTGAACTTCGAAATCTGCGATATACTCAATCTTTCTAAATGTTTTTCCATTTTTCCGGAACGCTTCTTGCAAAAGATAGCGTGGCTGTAAACGGAATAATAATATTTGATTGTTGTCCTGGAGCCACTTTAATTGTTTGTAATATCGAGCCTCGATTTTGCTGTCGAAAACGTGGCCGTCAATTTCTACCTTTTTCGAACCGTATTTTGTTTTCTGTTGACTCACGATGTTGCTCCTCCCATTGTGTTACTCTATTTTGCTTTATTCTTTTCCAACAACCTCAAAAGTCAGAGTTTTAAATTCAAATTTGGAGTATCGGATAATTTCATAGATTCGATTAAAACAACTTTTCAGATTTACGTTTCCCTCAATTGCTTTTGCTTGGGTAATATCATCTACAAGCACCAGTCCCTTTACGTCTTTTCCGGCGTCGTACCATCCGCCAACAGGTGCTTGGCCAACTGTTTCATCACTAAAGCCAGCTAAATATTTGCCGTCAACTTTGATTTTGTAGATGTTCAATATCCGTTCACCTGCCTTGCATGATTTTCCGCGTTCTTTTTCATGTACGCTTCTTCGATTTGGTCCCATGTGAAGCCGAGCTTGTGCCCCAAAACTCTAAAAGCTTTAAATGTCCAAACGTACCATTCCACTTGCTCCTCATAACTGAATCCTTTATCAACTCTGCTCCAAAACCGTGAGACGCAATCAAAAACAGCGTTAAATTGTTCAATCACACTGCCACGTTCATAAATTCCTCGAATTTCTGCCGGATCAACATTCATTTCCAACCCGATTGACAATAAGAAATGCAAGCCGTCCGCATATTCTTCAAGCAGAGGATTTTTGTATCCGTAAACACCTGATCCATCACACCTTTTACAAGGCCAAGGTTCTCCACCTTCAAAAACTTCATCATGGTTCATGTAACCTTTACCGTAACAATACGGACAATCAATCGGTATTTCTGTCCTTGGCTCCTGGTCATAGCTCCAATATTTGAAAAATCTAGCTTCGTTGGCAAGCTCACCTATTTCCACTTGCAAAGCGAGAATCTTCTTCGCCAGCCGATCCTCGCCAGGTTGACGTGGATGCTCTTTTTCGATGTGAGCGTCCAATTTACGCTGCATTTCAAACAGTTTTGCTAGATTCATATTTTCGCCTCCTTGTTAACTCCTCGAACCATTGCCGGTCATAATGATCTAACGCCATATCAATCAACACGGATAAATCTTCTGGATGAATGTCACTTGGGAGTGGCTCCATTTGACTAACATCATAAATGCCAGACCGCTGACTAATCCTCTCCAATTCCCCGTCCGAAACTCTCAAAACTTTCGTAATTTGGACTGTATCGTCCCAGATGTATTCGACAAACCCGACCAAGTAGTATCCAAACAGCTTCACCTTCACCCAATCCCCTACTTGGACCATGATCATCCCCCTCATTCGTTTTTGATCCTGGCCATCGTAAGCAAATGCCTTACCGAATAATAATCCAATTCTTGCACCGGCGTCCCCGTCGTCTTCCGTAATTCCCATGCCAATCAACTGCTGAATCATGTGCTGCCGTTTCAGTTCCTGCGATACCTCGACCGTTTTGTAGAGAATTCCCATCATGATTCCTCCTTCATGTCAAAGCGTTGTTCGACGGGGCAGACCAGTGAGATTTCGTCTTTATCGACAAGTTGCATTCGGTTTTCTAACAATAGTCGGTTTGGATTTTCTAAATCGAAAGCCAAAACTTCATAAACAGAATCATCACCTTTAAACATCACAATATCGCCTATTAGATATTCATTTACATCACGCCCTATTGCCTCCCACTTCCGTCGCTCTTTTTCAGCTGCTATTTCTTCCGGCGTGGCTATACGGATCAATCCATTTCTGAATCTTTGATTGGCACCACCTAAAGGTCCTTTAATATCTGTCAAAACCGATCCGCCTGACACTTCTAAAACTTTACCTGTGTATTTATCAAAAGTTATCCAATCCCCGACTTTGAACGTTTCGATTTCGTAACCGACGTAAAGGGCCTTCGCTAATGTGACGCTGTCAATTTCTCCTAATGGCTCTAGTTCATGCAGAAAATGTCTGGAGCGAATATGGGATTTCAATAGTGCATCAGGATCCTGATAATAAGCTAATCTTTCAGTATTCAATGCGAATTTTATTGCTTCCGCCTGCTCCTGAGTAAGTTTGACTTTTTCCATTCAACTCACGTCCTTTCGTTTTCTCTGTATTGGTTCAGTCAGTGCCCTTTCGATCGGCCAACCTGCATAGATCCGATGCCGGACCGTATCTATCCTCAATCCGTGTTTCTGAATGATTTGTTTTTGTTCTTTTGTCAGTTTCACCTTGACGTCATATGCTTTCATTTGCGGCAGATATTTTAGAATGAAGCGTGTCAATGTTTGTCTTGACATCCCCAATTCTTCTGCGATCGCTTCTCGCTTCCAGCCTTTTTTGTATAATCGAATAAATTTTTTCTTCATCTTTTCAATTTCTTCCGGGAAATACTTTTCCCGTGTACTCCACGATTGAATATTCACGCCGCCCAATCCATTTTTTCGTTTCCATGCTGACAATGTTTCTTGTGAACATCCGTACAAACGAGCGATTTGATCATCGCGAAGCTTAGTTCGCTTGTACTTTAGGTACAATTCCGGTGTTAGATCATCCAATTTTTTGGGCATCTTCTATCCTCCTTATCCCTTTTTCGAAATATCCGGCAATAGCCGGAAACTCTGACATTTCCTTCTTCAAATCTCGGAAACTCAAAAAATCATTTCCTCTGCAAATCCGGTAATCTAACGGATATTCATAGCAATTTAACGGCGCCTTTCGGAACGTTTTTTGATAATAACGGATGGCTTCTTGCTTGCTCTTTGCAAAGATAAAAACAAATGTATTGGCATCTATTTTTAGTGAAAACACTTTGATATGACTGAATCCCAGTTGATTTTTCTCAATCATTTCAGCTACTACCCGATGATCGGCTTGATCAAGATCAAGGGATGACTCATCATCTTCCAGCGACACTTTTCCTTCTTGCAGCAAATGGAGTATGTAGTGTGCAAGTGTCGATTCTTCATATTGGATGCTGGCTTCATACAGCTCTCTGATAGTAGTCATCCTTTATCTCTCCTGTATGTTCGTTGTATTTCACTTTGACTGTACCTACAGGACCATTTCGATTTTTTGCGATGATAAGCTCTAGCGTGTCATCATCCGTTTCCTTGTTGTAGTACTTCTCGCGATATAGGAAGATGATGAGGTCTGCGTCTTGTTCCACACTTCCCGATTCACGAATGTCTGACATCATCGGGCGCTTATCTTGGCGCTGTTCCACGCTGCGGTTTAATTGCGCTAGACAAATGACCGGGCAATTAAATTCTTTAGCCATTCCCTTTAAATTTTTGGAGATTTCCGTCACTTGCTGATGGGCGCTGCCGTTATAGTAATTTTCCGGTCGGATAAGCGTTAGATAGTCGATAAATATGACCGGTTTTTTATCAGGAAACTGGTGCAGCATTTTCCTTGTTTTCGCTCTCATTTCCGCAACTGATTGACCGGCACCATCAAAAATTTGAATGTTGGTTTTCCCGACTTTACCGATCACATCGGTCCATTCAGACTTTTGCTTGTCGGATAAATCCTTGTAGGGATTCCGCAATTTCATACGATTGATCCCACCAGTGGAAGCGATCAATCGATGTGTAATACTTCGTTCGGGCATTTCTAGCGAAAACAATAAGGGTAAATGTCCTGTCCATCCGGCTTGCTTGGCAAAATGTAGCATGACATCTGTTTTTCCCATGGACGGCCGAGCCGCCACAATGGTCAATTCGCCATCTTGAAACCCATACGTCATTTGATCCATTTGCCTAAAACCTGTTGTCACGCCTTGTTTTACTTGTTCTTTTTGCCAGGGCGATTCATATATTGCAGCAAGCGCATCTTTAATCGATGTATGGTCATCCATTTTGGATTCGTTTATGTCATCCAATCGGGAGACCACTTTTCCGATCTCCCAGTCCTCTTCGACAGCCCGCGTTAAAATATTTCGCTTTTCTCGTCCTTTCCAATCTTCAAGAACAAGATCCTCATACTCTTCAAACTTTTCAGGATCTGCCAAAGAAGCTATTTCGTTGATGTAAGATATACCACCAAAGGATTCCAAATTTGATAAAGTTGATAGTGTAATAACATCAGCATTTTTACCGTTTCGGACCAGCTGTTTCATAGTCTTAAACAATTGCTGGTGTCGTATATCTTCAAGCTGTTCTGGCTTGATAATCGTATCTTTGAGTAAATAATTCGCTTTTAAGAAGCTTCCTAGTAATGCCTTTTCTGCGTTCATCTCCATTCCTCCCCAGCGTTGATGTCATAGACAAAGTCTTGATAGTAAGGTGGTAGCGACTCACCTTTGTTTAAATCAGCAATGCTGGGAGGAAATCTATTGGTTTTGACGTATTCTTTTGTGTTGTTTAAGACTGACTGATAGTCATTGTCTTTCAGGAATTCGTACCAGATATTGAGTTTTTCCGACGAAACCTCAAAGTGCGGATAAACATTTACTAATAGTTTGAAGATGTTTTTTAGTTCATCTCTTGTCATTACAGATCATCCCAATCGATCTCTTTATTTGATTTATTAGTTGTTTTTCTGTTATTGAATTCTGTTTCTAACGCTTCGACATCTTGTAATGTTTTTACATTTTCGTTAGCCCAGTTCTTTAAGATGCCCTCAGCGTAATTCCATTTCTTTTGTTGTTTTAACGCTCTCTTCATTGCTTCAACGACTAGTTCTGATCCCATATCGTTTATCCAATGAATAATCTCTTCTGTGATAAAGCTGTTTAAGACACCAAAATTCTCTTGGTAAAACTGAATAGGATCTACTACTACTACTTTCTCTGTAGTATTCTCTGTGTATTCTCTGGTAATGGTCTGGTCATTTTGACCACATGGACTTGGACAATTTGACCTTTCCATCTGGTCATTTTGACCACATGGACTGGCCACTAACTCAAGTTTTTGGTAATCAATGGAATACCATGTTGTTTTGTCTATCTTTAACTTGTTGAAGTTCCCAGTGAGTATAATTCCATCGTTTTTAAGCTTAGTAATCGTCCTTCTGATGGTTCTGTTACTCCAAAACGGAAATTGCTTCTCCCAATCTTCGTAAGTGTTATATATCCACTTGCGACCGTCTATATAGTGGTTACTTACTTGCAACCAATAATGAAGTTGCTGTAAAACGATTGCTTCATTTAAACCAACTTTTTCGGCTAAGGAAGGCAAAATAATCAAAGGTTTTTCATCCAGAAGCAATTTATTCACCTCATCACCTTCTTTCTAGCTGTAAATTAGTGCCCGCCCCCAGGAAAAGGGGGCTAGGATCACTCAAGGATGATGTCCTCCAACGATTCTTGCTTGGTTTCTGGCTCTTTTTCCTGCGGATCTTCTGGATCTGAAGGTTCATAATCAATAATTCCTGGTGTTTCTTCAACTTCTTCCGTAATATCCTTCCGCTGCGGAACATTCTCGTCCTCGATAACTGCTGTTTGCATTTCTACAGAGAGAATTCCCCATTTGCTTAGCATGTTTCTCAGCACCGTTTTCATAGCCATTGCATCGTAATCGGACTTCCACACATTATTCAGGGCTTTCTTATCCTTCATCTTGTTATGTTTAATCCGGTGTGCTTCGACTTGATCCTTTGTCCAATAAACCGTTTTTTCGAAGCCATTTACGAGTTTGAAATATCCGCAATAACCGACTATCTTGTCACTTGTTGCACCATCTAAATCCAATTCAATTTCTTCGGTAAGACGATTCCATTTGATCAATTCACCTTCACGGACCGAAATAACATTAATTCCTTTATATTGGCCCGTTCTAAGCGCTAATTGAATATAACCTTTATATCCGATTTGGAACTGCGCCACTTTATGGCCCTTCTTGCTGTCGTAAAACGGAACAATCCAGGCGTATCCTAAGTTTTTATTAATCGGTAAATCGAGTGTTGCTGCGACCATTGCAGATGAAATGATACTCATTGGTTCGCATTCTTGAAGTCCCGGATCTCCGTTATACAAATCAAGAAGAGATGTCATAAACTGTGGCGCTTTTTTATCTAAAACTTGTTCAAATTTCTTTTTCATAGTTGGTGTGTTAAGCAATGATTTAAGACCTAAAGACTGTGCTGAAACTTGTTTTGTTGCNTCTTGCTTATTAGCCAATTGATTTTTTAAAGCAGCATTTGTAGCCATTACGCTTCAATCTCCTTTACTGCGAATTTTCGGAAATGAGTTTCTTTTAATACTTGCTTATAGATGTCCGGGAATTTTTCTTTTAACTTTTTCGAATCAACAGTTGTCCTCGTTTGATTCTTCCAAGTAACCAAGAAGCTATCGACCAACCCTTTTTCAGCATCCTTCAATTCAGCTTTGATCTTGTTTTCGATCTCGGTTTTCGCCTTCTTAATCAGCTTTTCGTCCTCTTTGATCTTTTCATATTGCTCCAGGTAGTCTTTAAATTCGGAAGGAAGAACAATTTCCTTATCCTTTTCAGCACGTTCATATTTTTCTTTGAGATATTGTTCTGCTGCACTGGATCCATCCATAGCCGGAGGAACACCAGTGAGAACGTGATTTTCCCAAAAGTCTTTTTCAGCTTCGAAAATCATATTGATCAATTCATCGTCTCGCTCGATTTCTTTCCACACGAAACGATTTCCGCCTATTAAAACTGCAATGTAGCCTTTTTTCTTGCCCGTTACTCCTAAGTAGTGCTGCACTTGAGCCAGATACGTAGCAGGAATTTCGTCGCCTTCCCATTCTTTTGCAAGATAAGCGCTAGCAGTCTTGCACTCTAGTACAGCTGATTCACCAACTACCAAACGATCCACATTAGCTCTTATAAACGGATATTTTGGATGACTGTACATGAAGTTTGATCGACGCACTTTTTTATCTGCCCGCTTCTCAAACTCTTTCGCAACGACATCTTCCATCTGATTGCCCCAATAGATCGCTTCGCTATCAATCTCTTGCGGGATAACTTGTCCCGTTTTTTCAAGCCATAATTCAAATGCTGTACGATATTTGTTAAGGCCTAGAATTACGCCGGCGTCACTGCCTCCGATTCCTTTTGTGCGTTCCATCAGCCATTCTGTACGGGTCATATCTCGTGTTGGAACGGCATTCATGTTCATAGCCATTTTTCTTCCCCCTTGATTCAGTTTTCGAAGTACGGTACACTGAAAGGGAATCTCATATTCCCGAGCCTAATTTCGCCCGTGTTGCCGCACGGGCTTTTATTCTGCTTGCTTTTTGACTAGCAAGTAGGCACATTCCCAATCATCATGAATTAGCCCATCTGGATGTTCTAAGAATTCTTCATCTTCTTTAATTGCTTCCCCACAACCTTCACATATACCAATGGTCTTGATCACTGTCGGTTTAAATGGGTAGCCAGTCCGTAGCGTGCGTGTAATATCAGGATGTTCAATGCCGTAAATCATAATTTTTCACCTCATTTCATTGTGTTTTTGATGGTTGATACCATCGACATGACCAGGAATGCGGAGGGGAGAAAATGTAGGGGGATAGTAACATTCCTGATCATGTCGACAGGCATCAGCCTGTCTTGAAAAAAATTCGTGTTTGAGGCATAATATATTTAACGTTGATTCTGATTGGGCTTTGCAGTGAGCTTTGCTTGCTGCTTATTTTTTTGCTTCTACACCGGCTAAGCACCAGTAGTACCCTGCTGCAAATGCGAGTATTAATAGGCCGACTGTAATCATTTTTCAGCACGCTTCCTTTCCTTTTAAAAACCGGTTGAAAAGTTTTTCTTTTGCTTGCAGATCTGTTGCCAATAGTAGAACTGGATTCTCTCTCATTTCCTTGCATAATTTGCGAACCTCTGAAGCTTTCATTAACCGACTAGCTGAAAGTACGTAATTCATTTATCCGCCCTCCTCAAATAATTCGTGCGACCTTATCAATGTTTACGCCATTATCTTTTAACTCCTGGACAATTGCCTTCATTCGATCGTATTGCTCTTTTTTGGCTTTCAATCTTTTTAGTTCGCAAAGGGATCGTTGGAAATCTATCATCCTAGCTTCGGCCATTTCCAAATTTCCAGAAGCCAGTTCAATTTCTGCTTTATAGAGACAAGACCAACAGCATCTATAATGCGCTTCTGCTTTTGGGAGATCTTTTTCAAGAAAATCTGAATGGTTCATTTCACATACTCCCTTGATTTCAATTTCATCCGATGTTTGCTCCACATCTGTAGCCAAGAGAAGCCATAATCCTTGCATACAACGGCAACGTAATGTGTTAATGCAACGATGGCATCGATAGCTTGCAAAATCGCTTCTTCAAGGTGTTGTTTGTCAAATTCTCTAATGGATCGTGGGTGATTGGCGACACAAACACTTTCAATTGCGTCAATCGCTTCGGT